TAATAATATGACCGCTTATCTAAAGAAGGGCGGGTTACTACTATTAGGAACCGACTTTGAAGCCCACAAATATCATCTAGGTATAGACAATCCAGATGAATTAAATGAAGTAATTAATAATAACTTTAAAATAATTTCTCCCGAAATAGAAAAAGCAGAACAATGGGATAGAGATTATATGGTACTTGGACAAAAACTATGAAAAATGAAATCGCAACAAAAATGAGTCCAGAAGGATTAGAAATAGCGAACGCTTATTTAGAACTAGGTAACATACCAGCAGTATGCTTACGCCTAAAAATAGATGAAAATAAAGTTCAAGAGTACCTCGGTAAAAGAGAAATAAAACAATACATTGATCAAGTGTATTTAGATACAGGCTATCGTAATAGATTTAAACTAGCCACTGCACTTGACGATATTATAGAACACAAGCTAGAAGAAGCTGAAGAATCACAAATTTATACAAACAAGGACATAGCTGACTTGTTGCAAATGGCACACAAGATGAGAATGGATGAAATAAAAGCTATGGCAGAACTAGAAAAGGCTAAGGCCTCTAATATTAAGAATCAAACGAATGTACAGATTAATAGTGAATTACCTTTTGGTCAAGGTAATTATGGTAAACTAATGGAAAAATTACTTAAAAACTAATGTGCATACATTATATGAGATTATTAGAGGAGGAAGATATGATTACACTTAGTACTTTTGTGAACGGCGATTTAAGAGCCGATACATTTAGAAAAGATGGCCACTACGGAGCCATATTCTATGATAAATATGGAGAAAAAATCTCCGAAGAATTATACACAGGACATAGTGAAAGTTATGCAGAAGATGCAGCAGAAAACTATGTATTTGGAATAAAGAAAATTGGCGTACAGTAAAGAGGTAGTCGAAAGATTTGAACAAGTCTTGGCAAGTCCTAAACAATTTAATGTTGGACGCTTTGACCCAAACGACCCCACTGTAGCTACAGGAATGACAGGTGCACCCGCGTGTGGTGATGTCATGAAATTAGATTTGAAACTAGACCCAGGAAGTAATAGAATACTAGATGTTCGTTTTAAAACTTATGGGTGTGGTAGCGCCATCGCAAGTTCCACCATGTTTGTAGAAATGCTTAAAGGAAAAACTATAGAAGAAGCGAAATTAATCAAAGACAAAGATATCGCAGAAGCACTACAGTTACCTGCAATTAAATTACATTGTTCAGTTCTAGCAGAGGATTCTATAAGAAAAGCAATCCAAAACTGGGAGGAAAAATGTTCAGAAAGATACACAAAATCATGAAAGCAGGAAGATTAACTAAAGTTATAAAGCTTTTTATAAAATGATTGAGGTAACAAATGAGGCGTATACTAGACTTATACAGAAAGCGAGCCAACAGGAGAACTATGTTTTTAGACTTGGTCTTACTGGGGGCGGCTGCGGTGGTATGGAGTATAGTTTTGATTTTAACAGTGAAAATTATACAAATGATTTGGTACTGGATTGGGGGCGTATAAAATTTAGAATCGACCCTGAATCTGCGCCTTATTTGGAAGGAATGACACTAGACTACCAGATAACAGGATTAAACGAGCAATTCGTTTTTATTAATCCAAAGGAAGCCTATAGATGCGGTTGTGGAGAGAGCATTGGATTCTGAGAAAATATTTGAAAAATTGGAAAAAACACATCCAATGAAGCAAATTACTTATGCAAGTATAATACAGGTTTCTGTATTTTTTGGCATGCTTGGAATCTTCCAAGTTAACACATGGATATTTGGACATTAATAGCGCAGGTTGGAGCACCCATTGCGGCTGCTGTAGTCATGGGCGGTTTTATATTTCTCATAATGAAACAAATTATGGGAGGTGTAGTTGGACAAGTAAACACTTTAAAAATGTTTACAACTAGTCTAATTACTCGTGTAAAAACTATGAACAATGACATGATTCGTTTAGACACTAGTGTCAGTTCTGCACTAGAATTAACTCCAGATTTAGAAAGAATTGCAAGAGCAGAAAATTTTGTAGAAGACGGTAGTATTGATGTTAGAAGAGATTGAAGTAGTATTTATAAGTTGGGATGAAGCAAATGCTGATGAACACTATAACATATTACTAAAAGAATGCCCAACAGCAAAAAGAGTCGAAGGAGTACTAGGTATTGAACTTGCTCATCATAAAGCAGGTCTTCTTAGCCAGAAACCATGGACTATGACAATCGATGGAGATAATATAGTTCACAAAAACTTTCTGGACGATGTAGAAATACCGAGCCCTGATACGATGATTTCTTACACTGCTAAAAACCCAAATGGAGTTGAAAATGGAAATGGTGGAATAAAAATTTTTCCCACTAAGTTTTTAACAAAAGCAGTACCTCCAATGACAGCAGGAGAGTTTGTTTGGGATATAGAGTGTAAGTTTATAAATAAAAGTTTAAGTACTTGTGAATATGGCGACCACCAAGCGTGGAGAGTAGGATTAAGAGAAGGATTTAAATGTTCACGAGGTTGGAGAGGTACACCAGTTCCCTCCGAAAAAGTAAAACACGGAATACATTGGCCACATTTAATGCTTTGGTGTAACAAAGGAGATGAATGGTCAAGATATGGTGCTTTGTGTGGTGCAGTGATGTCTGTAAAAGATACTGCTACTATGTCGCAAATACAAGATTATACTTGGACGACTAGTTTAAAACCTAATGAAGTAGATATAAACAGAGCCGATTATATGGCAAGCTTTTTAAATGAAGCGTATGATATCCTACCTTCAGAGACAGGAATAAGAAATTGGATATAGTAAGTGCGATTCAACAATTTGGCTTCCCTATAGTGGCGATGGTCGGACTTGGATATTTTGTTTATTTTGTATGGACTACGATAACGCAAGTAATCAATCCAGCAATAAAGGAAATGCATATTACTTTAATAAAGTTAATAGACCAAATTCGTATGCTCGACAACGATATGATTCGTTTACAGCAAAAGGTAAACACCGTTTTACAAATGAAAGAAAATGAAAAGAAGCGAAAGTAAACATTGGTGGCCAGAGTTACTCGTAGTACTTTTATTAGGTACTATACTTGGCAATCAATTACAAGCCGATGAAATTAAATTTGGATTTAAAAATCCTTCATTTAGTGGCGTAGGTACATCTAGCCACTATCTCACTATTGACTCACAAGAGATGTCAAGAAAAGATGCAATTGCTGCAGAAATAAAAGCATTAAAAGAAGCTGCAGAAAGAGAGGAACAAAATAGTACTCTCGCAAGATTTATTAAAAACTTTGAAAGTAGAGTGTATGCACAGTTATCTCGTCAGTTGGTAGACCAGCTGTTTGGAGAAAACCCTGCTACGAGCGGATCATTTTTGTTATTTGATAATTTAATTACTTGGACTAGTGATGGAATATCAATAACTATGACCATATTTAATGAGGCAACTGGTGAGACAACTACAATCACAATCCCTATTGGCGATTTCGGTTTTCCTACTGGGTAGTTGTGCAAATTGGACACATTATAATTATGTGTCACCTTGTGTAACAAATCCAGACGGCGACTATAAAGATGTTATAAGCATTATTGGGAAAGCGCAATGCTTTTCTGGGGAAGCTGTCGTCGAAAAACCAGTTACAGATGCAATTCAAAATGTTCCAATGCCGTCACGATATCCTGTGGTGGCCGTATATAAGTTTACAGATTCAACAGGACAAAGAAAGAGTGTTGATGGTATAGCTAGTTTTAGTACTGCCGTTACTATGGCTCCTGAAACATATCTCATTCGAGCACTCAAACAGTCTGGCTTTTTCAAAGTTGTAGAAAGAACTGGATTAGACCATCTAACCAGAGAAAGACAATTAATTAGACAGACTAGACAAAGTTTTAATGACGATGACGAGCAGCTTCCACTACTGTTTGCGGGTCTAATCATTGAAGGGGGTATAGTGGATTATAACACTAATTTATTAACTGGAGGTATGGGTGCTAGGTATTTAGGCATCGGTAATTCCAAGCAATATCGTGAGGATACCGTAGTGGTCTCATTAAGGCTAGTTTCTGTGAGCACAGGAGAGATCTTAATGGAAATCCTTACGTCAAAGAAAATACTCTCTGTTGGAGTATCAAATGACTTTTTTCGTTTTGTAGCAGAAGGCACAAAACTCGTAGAGTTTGAAAGCGGAAATGCAATGAACGAAAGCAAATCTATAGCTGTACAAGCAGCAATGGAAACTGCAGTAGTACAATTGATTACAGAAGGCAAAGAGAAAGGGTACTGGAAGTACTGGGGAGAGAAGTAATGAGAATATTACTTTTACTACTATCCTTTGGATTAATGGCAGACAATGAAATTTATATAGACCAAACAGGTAACAATGTAAATATTGATATTGAGCAGCTTGGGTCTAGCAACCTTATTGGAGGTACAGACGCAGTGTCAGGAACGATGACAGCAGCTGTATTAAATGGGGGTACATGGACATTTGATATAAATCAAATTGGGTCTTCAAATAAATTTCTAACTGATGGAATATTTGGCGATAATTTTACTGGCTACTTTGAATTTAATGGAGACAGTAATGAGTTTGAATTTTCTATGGATACTACAGGTCTAAACACAGCAGACTTTGCAGATATCAATTTTGATATTACATGTAGTTCAAATACTTTTGATTGGGACATCGCACAAGTGAGTGGAGCAAGTTATTTAGATTTAGACTTCATACTAGATGGCGATAGTAATGATTTTACATTTGACATAGATTCCGACTATTATACAGCATATATAGATATCTTTGGGGATAGTAATACAATGACTTTAACTAAGTCAGGATATGGAGCTTCATCAAGCGACGGTGGGTATTTTTACTTAGACTTAAATGGCGGTACAAATACTTTAAGTATAGAGCAAACCTCTACACTTGCACTTGATTGGCTTAAAATAGAAAGTGATGCGTCAAACAGCAATATTTGTGTTGTTCAGAATGATGGTGGTTCTACCACTTCATGCTGATATAGGAAGCATTACAGAACTACGCGGGCAAGGTGCTGTCATTCGTGATGACACCTTTCCTGCAACTTTAGAACAAGACATTCAACAAATGGATGATGTACGAACAGCTAATGGGCGACTTGGTATAACATTTATAGACGATAGTCAAGTTCGACTCACAGAGCATAGTAAACTAATAATTGATGAAGTAATTTTTGACCCGAATCCAAACAAGTCAAAAATGAATATGCAGTTTGCAAGTGGTACTGCTCGATTTATTACTGGTAAGATAGGACAGATAAATAAACAAAATATCAATATCAGTACACCAACTGCACAAATCGCAATTCGAGGAACAGACTTTACTGTTACCGTTGATGAATTCGGTAAGTCATTAGTGATACTCTTACCAGACGCTGACGGACTGCCCTCTGGCGAGATTGTAGTAGCAACTGCCTTAGGTCAGGTAACATTAAACAAACCGTATCAATCTACTGTAACTACCGTATGGGAACAGAGTCCTACTAAACCTGTTATCCTGGATTTATCACTAGACTTGATAGACAATCTTTTGATTGTATCACCACCGAAGAAAAATGAAAAATTGGAACAAACTGAAGGAGAAAATGGAAGTAGTAATACTATCGATGGTCTTCTTGATTTCGACGCTCTCGATTACGGAGAGCTCGACATGGATTTATTAGAAGAAGATTTCTCTTTTAATGAATTAGATATAGATTATCTAGCAGGAGACTTTTTAGAAGACCTGCTAGAAGTCATAGAAAAAATAGACGAATTAGATTCAGAAGAATTAGCATCTGTTGGCATCGCGCCAGTAGATATAAAAGGCACTACTTTCGGACAAGATTCCTCTACACAAATCACTACATTTGGTGACGCAGAGTTTCTCACTATAATGCGTCAAGTAAATCAAAGTGTTAGGCTAGATATAAATGGACAAACTGGATATAATATCATACTCGAGCAAGATGGTAAAAGTTATAATGTTGTCATTGGCAGTGGCGCCGATGTCATTATTAGCATACGACAAGGCTCAGGTTGAGGCAGATGCAGCCCTGATAAGAGCATATGAAGAAGAAAGAAAAATATTCAAAGATTTAGAATGGCATAATGAAGCTACAACAGGTCAGTATGTCACTTTCTGGACTTTACAAACACTCGATGTTTATAGCACATATCGTGGACTTAAGTACGACTGTGTTCGTGAAATAAATCCATTTTTAGGAAGTAACCCAAGTATTGGGCAAATGGTTACTCACAAGACTATATTTTTAAATCCTTTTTATCTTCTACCAGGAGAAGGAGTGATTACAGAATATGATATGGAATGGATAAACATAATGATGGCAACCGTTGTTCACAATAATTATAAAGTATGGGATAGAGCGCACAAAAGATGTATCAGAAGATAATAACAATAACAATATTTATGGGAATCCTAATCTGGAATCCAGGTATCATGCAAAGACTCGAACTAATTGGTTACGACTATTTGATTATGAATACCGAACCAGTGCAAAATGAAAACATATTAATAGTTGATTTAGATGAAGACTTTATAAAAAATAACGGAGGTTGGCCATTACCAAGAAGTGTTTATGGAGACTTAATCACAGAAACCTCTGGAATATCTGGAATTACAGTGCTTATGCCAAATCCAGATATCCGAGGAGCACAGCAAGATGCGTATTTTGTACTCAGATTGCCTTACAAACCAACAGTCCTTGCTTCAGCAGCATCGACACAAGTAACTGGGACAAATCCTCATGTAGGCACTGCTCAGTTAGGGGAGGACCCATTACCATGGCTATTCGAATATCCAGGAATTTTACCTACAGAACCTACGCTGGCGTTAAACGCAAAGGGACTAGGGCTAGTAACCGCTACGCCGGAAATAGACGGGGTTACGCGTCGTATTCCCCTAGTCGTAAACGTGCAGTCAAAACTTTACCCGAGTTTCGCCTTGGAACTCTTAAGAGTCGCAGTAGACGATCCTTCGTACCAGCTAAAAACAACACCAGAAGGCGTGCAATGGGTTAGAGTCCCTAGTTACCCTTTAATGAATACAGATGCGAATGGTCGTATCTTTTTAAACTGGAATACAAAATTTTACAAACAAACAGGACTGGAGTTTATGGAAAATCCTATACAAGCTCCCTTTGTTATATTCGGCACGACTGCAGAGGGTATAACAAACCCTGTGCCGACCCCTGCGGGGGCTAAATACCCACATGAAATACAAGCAAACATTTTACATAATCTTATTACTGGTAGTGCTCCTTCTACCCCTACTTGGTCTCTTGGAGCTGAGCTGGCAGGAGGATTATTTGCATTACTACTTATTGCAATCGCATCAAGGTCTATTTGGTATTCCGTACCTACTTTAATATTAATAGTAGGTGGGTCACTATATGGAGCCTGGTATAGTTATCAATCTTCTTATTTGTTTGACGTCAGCGGAATCGTAATTATCTCCATTTTGTTTTGGAGTATTCATACATTCCTGAGTTTCTTATCCGAGTATCGTCAGAAACTTCGAATCAAACAACAATTCGGGACATACGTAAGTCCAGACTTAGTGAAAAAATTACAAGAAGACCCAAGTTTACTGAGATTGGGTGGGTTAACTTCACGACTCACTTTTCTTTTTTCGGATATTCGAGGATTTACCCCGATCTCGGAAAAATACCAGAAGAATCCACAAGGACTTACTACTCTGATTAATCGTTTTCTTGACAATCAGACTGAGATTATTCTCAAGCATGGAGGAACAATAGATAAATATATGGGAGATTGCATCATGGCATTTTGGGGTGCGCCATGTCCAGACGAGAATCATGTTGAAAATGCAACAAAGGCAGCTCTCGAAATGAGAGTGGCATTGGGAGAATTGAATGAAAGACTCGCAGAAGAAGGCCTGGATCAAATTAATACAGGAGCGGGCATCAACACGGGAGACTGTGTCGTCGGAAACTTTGGCAGTAGTACTCGTTTTGATTACAGTGTCCTTGGTGATAGTGTCAATCTAGCCGCTAGACTAGAGTCTAGTTGTAAAGAATATGACGCAGATTTAATTATATCCGAGTACAGTTTAGTAGATGGTTATGACTACGAATTTCTTGACGAGGTAACTGTCAAAGGTAAGTCAGAGCCTGTAAAAATCTATACCATACGAAAATAATACTTGACATCAGGTATCGAATTTGATATAATTATCATGTATTTAATACAAAAGTTTTAAAGGAAACAATAATGGATGCCGAGACAGTAGCAAACGATTTAGCCAAGCACGAAGCCGTCTGCGCGGAGCGATGGAAAACTGCATTTAACCGCTTTGATGACTTAGATGAAAATGTTAAGAGAATCGAAACAATACTTATATCAGCGGCAGGCGCCATAATAGTTGCAGGATTTGGAATCTTCGTAACTTTATGGGTAAATCATATGTAGGAGAAAACAATGCAAATGGACTATGATAAAAAAGATATTACTAAAGCACCGAAAGTGAAAAAAGTAGTGAAAGAAGAGCCAGTGCTACCAGCAGGGGCTGAATTAAGCTTTAACGGTACAGCCTGGAGAGTTAAATTTAATGGTGAGACAAAAATGTACAAAACCAAAGAGGAAGCAATAGAATGGCTAACGAAATAAAAGAAGCTTTGAAAAAAGCTGTGGAGAAGTCAGAAGAAACAAACGAAGCTCCAGAACTATCAGGCAGAGTTAAAAAACTACTCGCACGAAAAAGAAATTTACAGAGAAAAACCCACAATCCAAAGCGTAGTAGAAAGTGATTTCAAAACAACGACTAGAGGAAGAATATATTTGGGTTCATAAAAATACTACTACAATGAGTGGTGGTACTACTATGAAACAAAAGGATAAAATACACGATATTATTCGTAAAGTAAAACCTTTTAGTGTATTAGATTTTGGGTCTGGAAAAGGTTTACAATATAGTAAACATGAAGTTCACAAAGAATGGGGAATACCAAAACCAACTCTTTATGACCCTTATGTAAAAGGTATAGATAAATTACCAGCAGTAGGAACAAAATATTACGATTTAGTACTATGTGTAGATGTGATGGAACACATACTACCAGAAGAAGTAGACGAAATACTACATTCAGTTTTCTTCTTTGGAAATTTTATATATTTTCACATTGATACTAAACCAGCATTAAAGAAATTTAGTTGTGGTACTAACTTTCATGTCAGTCTACACCCCAAAGAGTGGTGGATTGATAAATTACAAGAGTTCGGAGATAATTTCCATGCGGACTTCGAAGAATAAAATACCACATACGGACAGAATAGCGATATGTCAAAAGTGCCCAAACTATAGTAAGTTTTGGAAAACTTGTAAGATATGTCATTGCTTTATGCCCCTCAAAACAAAGTTAAGATGGGCTGAGTGTCCAGACGAGCCACCTCGTTGGACTTAGGGAGATAGAAATGCCAGGACATTACGGAAAAGGTAAAAAGAAAAAGAAAAAAGGCAGTAAGAAAAAATAAACTAAAAAAGTCCAATTAGAGGAGGTGATTATAGATTTACGGAGTGGATGACCTTATACTAAGCACAAGAGCATGAAGATATTTCATGACACGGAAAAATATCGAGGGGTCTCCGCTCCACCTTTAAGGACTAGAAATGAAGAAAAAAGTACTTGTACTTGTAGCAGACGATAATTATATAGAACACTGTAAAGCAGTAATTCATTCAGCAGTAACAGTAGGCAAATGGGATGGCGACATAAGAGTGATTGTACCCCTCGGCACTACACTGCCAAGTGACTTTAAACACGAAGTATTTGAAGTCGAAATGCATACTACTGAAAATAGGTATAATAAATTTTTCCTTTTTCACGATTATTTTAAAAAGTGGGATTGGATATTTTATACTGACTTAGATGTTTTATTTATTGATAAAATAGAATTAGATTTAGAAAAAAGGGATACTCGATACTTGTATGCTAATCCTGATGGAAATAAAGACATACAATATCAATACAAAATTCGATTGTGGGAATTAAAAAACATGATGGAATTTGTAACAAGCGCTGTTCATAGTCCTGGACAAATAGCACTACGAACAGGTTGGTTAGATTTAATTAATTTAAAACCTAATCAACAAGCATTTCAATCTTGTTTTATGCTTTTTAATAGAAGATTAATAGCAGCAAAAACTTTTAGAAGATTGATAGATGCAGCATGGAGTCTAAACCCTTTTGTAAAATTTGAAGACCAGGGTATATTTAATACAGTTTTACATGATAAATGGAAACCTTTATCAAACAAATTTGAAAACAGATGTCCAGTGTTAGACCAAATAGATTGGCACTATCACAAAATACATGAAGTAGACGGACACTGGGACAGAAATGAATATGAAGATATGTGTGCTATTCATTTCTTTAGATACTTTACACCATGGATGCCACAGAATAAAAAATGGTACCCCGTGTATAGAGAACACTTAGAAGGGTATGAACAATTATTTTAAAAAGTTTTGGGAGTTTTTGAAAGGACTATTTCTTAGACGAAAACTAACAAAAGTAGACACCTTTAAACCGAAGTGAGAAGGAAATGGTCTATATCGCGTAAGCGTAAAATAAACTGTGCGAATCCTAGAGGTTTCTCACAAAAGCAGTACTGTAAGCGTCAAAAAAGAGGCGGCAAGTACAAAAGGAGATAATCTATGTTAGATTTCTTAGAATGGGTAATCAGATGGATTCAAGTTATTCCATGGCTGGTTATGGGAGCATCCGTTATAGCGGCTCTAACACCTACTCCAATAGATGATGGTATAGTCAAAAAAGTATATAAAGTAATTGACTGGTTTGCTATCAATGTTGGTAAGGCTAAAGATAAATAGCAACAGGGGGTATCGTGGGCTGAAACGCCCACGGTGCAATTAGGGGAGAAAATGGCAGTCAAAAGACGAAGAAAGACCGCTAAAAAACGTCCAGTACCTACAAATCCTACTCTATATGCGAGAGTAAAAGCAGAAGCAAAGAGGAAATTTAAGGTATATCCATCAGCGTACGCTAATGGTTGGTTAGTAAAAACTTACAAAGCCCGAGGCGGAAAGTATCGAATGGGTACTGGCCGTAAAAGGAGGAAGTAATGGCACGAAAACCAAGCGGAGGACTTACCAAGTGGTTTAGAGAGGGGTGGGTAGACATCTCTCGAAAAAGAAAAGGTGGAGGACATCCACCTTGCGGTAGAAAGTCAGCAAGAGGTAGTAAAGCTGGAGGATATCCAAAATGTGTTCCTGCAAGTAAAGCCGCTAGAATGACAAAAGCGCAAAAGCGTTCTGCCGTAACAAGAAAAAGAAGAGCAGGAAATCCAGGTGGTAAGCCTAGAAATGTTGCTACTTTTGCAAAACGAGGTAGAAAGAAAAAAAGGAGGTAATTATGAGCAATGCTCATAAACTCAGACAAAAGTCAGAAATGGCAAATGAACTTAAAGCGATTGAAAAAACAATGGCAGAAGTAATTTTTACTCGAAGAAACAGATTAGAAAAATTAAAAAAACTGAAAGAATATATTACCATGAGGAAATGTACCTTTCGAGATAAGCAATTAAAAAAGCTTATAGGAGAATACAATGGCTAGAACAGGCGGATTCTTAAGCGGACCTACTGGAGTACATAGTACTCAGAAGATTCGTAAACACAGACTCAAGCGAGGAGTCACAAGAGACATGAATGCTGCAGCAGGTACTTTAGTAAATACAAAAGATGCTTACAGTGTTGGTGCAATGAGATATGGAGCAAGACCTAAAGCAATCGGTCCTAGATTTGGCAAGACTGTTAGACCAAAATCAGCAAGATTTGGTAGAGGCGGTGCAGGAAGAATTTTACCAAGAAGAGGTAGATAATGAAAGCAATACTGAGAGGTAATAAAATTATACTCAAAGGTGGACATACTGATGCTGCTTCTGCTATAAATAGTTGCAAGACTATTATGTCACATTGTCAGATGATACTTGACAATATAGATGAAAATGCAGAAATGATGCCCACTTGGTGGACAAATAAATTAGCAGTTTCAGAACACGAAGTAGTACAGGCCGCTAACGCACTAGTTAACGGATTGGATGATGACCATGGCTCTGACAGCGAGTGAGAAATCTAGATTAAAACGAGCAGGACTAACTCGATTAAATAGTCCAAAAAGAACTCCTAATCATAAAACAAAGAAAGCTGTAGTAGCTGTTCGTGTTGGGGGTAAAGTAAAAATAATTAGATTCGGTGCGCAAGGCATGGGTCATAATTATAGTCCAGAAGCAAGAAAAAGTTTCAAAGCAAGACACGCTAAGAATATTCGTAAGGGTAAATCTTCAGCAGCTTACTGGGCAAATAAAGTCTTTTGGGCAGGCAAAGGCGGTTCTAAAAAACGACCACCTAAATCCCAAAAGCATGTTAAAGGAATTAAACGAAGAAGGAGATAAATATGGCGGTACCTACTATAGATGGCAGAAAACTTTGGTTAGAAGAAGGTTTAGTGCATGGTGGTAATTTTTTAGCAAAGATGATTTCGGAAGAAGCAAAAAGACCTCTTTCGAGTGCAGAACTAAAATTTAAACACTTAGCAGCCGCTTATATTTATCTTTACGAGAAAGCAAAAGACGCTGGAGTTTTAAACGAAAGTGATGAAGAATTTATTTTTAACAACGAGACTATACATTGATAAATATTAGTAGATTAGATATTGACTCAGAAAATCTGATGAAATTCGATGATCGTAGATTTATTAAGTTACCTATTGAAGGTTATATGGAGTTGCTGGGTATTAATCCTAATACTAGTCAAACAGCAATAATTAATGCAATAAACAATCCTAAATATCGTTTTATTACTGCCGCTGTTTCTAGAAGACAGGGTAAAACTTATATTGCAAATATTATTGGTCAGTTAATTACTTTAATTCCAGGTGCTAATGTTTTACTTATGTCACCTAACTATTCCTTATCGCAAATTTCTTTTGATTTGCAAAGACAATTAATCAAGCATTTTGATTTGGAGGTATTACGAGATAATG